GCAGTTTCCATACCAATTTCAATAATATCTCCATGTTTTGCACCATGAATAAAATCAATGCGACCTATTGTTCTAGTGACAACATCTCTACTGTTTAACTGACAAGCGACATATATGTATGCTTCTTCGTCGATCCAATCAAGCACACGCCCACCAAACAACAAACCTATAGCATTAAGGTCCTTAGGGGTAACCATTTTTCTAGTTCTATATATCAATTCTTTATACTTTTTCTAATATTTTATCAGCCCATTCATCTTGGCTTTGTTGGTTAGGATGGTGATCATCTGGTGAAAACCATTGTTCCTTACTGCGTAGATCTGTAAACTGACTGTTTGTAATATCTACAAATTCTCTTATATTTGTTAGCTCTTTGTTTAATTTAGTATTTTCGTAATGCCAGCAATCTAAACTATTCCACATTATAAAAGGAATGCCTTTAGAATTAAAATAATTAGTCAACAATATTACTTTACTACTCCAATGCCTATACATCGATCCTTCAACATCTATACCACGTTTCACTGTGGATAAATTGGTGCTTACTTTAAACGAAAACCATTTGTTTGGTGCAGTTATGTAATCCCATCTTAGAGGATTACTCCATCCGATCAGAACTAAATCGTAAGTGTTTTCTAACATAGCATCAATAGTGTTATAAACTATATGTGTATTACCGTTGCCTGCTTTGCTTCTATTGTCTATATCTGCATCTAAACGTTTAGCAACAACTTCGCATTGTGGAATAACATGATCATGTCTACACATAAAACTACAACCAACGGCTAAAATTTTCACAATTAATTTTGCCTCTCTAGTATCACTGTGTACTTTACAATGTCTATTGTAATATTACCTCTTACCAACGGCTTTGGCCCTTTGATGTTCTCAAATATAATTTTCCAACCAGGTATTTGTTCAATTTTGTCTTTCCACCATTTGGGTTCTTCGATAATAAGATGTGCATTACGTCCATCACTGAGTCGTTTCTTTGCAGGGTGACATGCAATAAAATGATGCTGGTATTTTTTTCCTATTGTGAATAATTTGTCTAGGACACTATCAATTTGTTCTGGCTCTATGTGTTCAAGTACATCTCGACTGTACACCAGGTCAACAGATTCTGGTAGTTCTATTGGATGTGTTATAGGATCATAACTGTATATGTCCATTTTGTCGGATTTTAAACTATCAAGAGGAGTACCTTTGCCGCAACCAAAATCCAATATACTAGTGACTGTATTTTGTGCTAAAAAATCAGTGAGTATTTTAGGTGCACCACTTGCATTTCCGAAGCTCTTAGCCGCATGCAGTTTCTCTAATTGTAATGTATACTCTGGACTATTCTGCATCCGCTTCTCCTTTGGTGTAAACATAATCGTTTTTCTCTACACGTTCTTGTAGTACATATCCATAACTTTCTAAAAGTTCAATAGCATTGGGCATATCTGCTGGTTGTCGATCTTTAAGTATACGTAACTTGTTTTCGATTAACACCACAGGAGAGTTTGTTTTAAAAAAATTTTCTGCACCAGCAAGTATGTAACCTTCATGGCTATCACAATCTAACTTTATAAAATCTATATCCTCAAAGTGATAACTGTCCAGCACAATAGTTTGAACTTGTTGTTCATTATGAACAGTAACCAATTCTGGTGCTTCTTCTTTTTCACTGATCCAACCTGAAAATGTGCTTTTTCCATTGTACAGATTCATTAGTTTGTTTTCATTGCTGAGTGCATAATTGTACATTTCTACGTTTGTTATGTTGCGATCTTTTAAATTTTTTTCACAGCACACATGTACCAATGGATGTGGTTCAAAACCAATTACTCTATCAAACATCGACGACATTAAAACTGTGCTATCGCCTATCCACGTGCCAGCATCGATAGCATTTCTAAACTGTGTACAATATGTCACTGCTTTTTTAATCGGTTGTATACAACTAAAGTTCTCAAGACGCATGTAGTCTCCGGCTAAGCCTACAGTATCAACACACCACCAGTTTCCGTTCTTTTGTATCATAAACCTGAACCAATGGTTCTACGTTTGATGTCATCGTGGTTGAATTCTGCCCAGTATAATTCAAAAGCAACACCATCTTCAACACCTTCAAACTGACACCAGTTTCCGTTCTTTTGTATCATAAACCTGAACCAATGGTTCTACGTTTGATGTCATCGTGGTTGAATTCTGCCCAGTATAATTCAAAAGCAACACCATCTTCAACACCTTCAAACTGATGGATTTTACCAGGCTTAACTTGTGTAAAGTCACCTGCTTCTAGTATCTTGTGTAAAGTCACCTGCTTCTAGTATTGTTTCGTCAACCAATCCTTGTTGTTCACCGTCTTGCCAAACACGCACAATCATTTTTCCTGACTCAACAAAAAAACCATTCCATTTATAACAGTGTTCATGCTCACTGCATTTGTAACCTGCTTTAAATTCTATTCTGTGAAACTCCAACACACCGTTAGCATGTATAAGTTCTGTGTTGCCCCATATTTTACCAGCTTTCATTAGTGGTTCTCCATAACTGTTAGATTTTTGTCTATCCACGGCAAAACCAGGTCTCTCTGCCTCAGTAGTGCATACTTGTTTATGCTATTAACCACACAGTCTGGTAATAATTCTGTATCTTCTGCAATGTGATATAAATTTGTTGTCATTGGATCCATTGGTTTTATATCGCTTCGATACACTATAGCATACAACCAAGGATCGTCAATTGACTTTTTAAAAAATCCACTTTTACAATCCCATCCATTTACACTAAGCATGTATATCAACATGGGCAATGTATAATGATGTTTGTGATTTGTTCTTGTATGGTATTCTTGCTTGTTAAACTCTATATTAGTAGTTTGAGGCACTGCTATTACCAACATACTATCTGTGGTTGCAATATTCCACCAATTTGCTAATAGTGTATAAGGATTAGTCACATACTGTAGAATATCATATGCCCACAATATATCAAAGGGTTTTTTTACTTTACTGGGTTTTTCGAACGATTCCCTTTGTAAACTTATGTTTTTATGTTTTACATTTAGATTCATAATCTCACTGATTACAGTACATTTTATATTCAAAGGCAACTGTTGATCATCTCGTGTGGTGGCATTAGCCCACCACTGCATCTCCAGTGCTTCTTTGTCAGAGCCCAATCCAGCAACTCTTCCTACACTTTCCATAAAACTATCATACTCGTAAAGGTAAGATATTATGTTTTCATAACAATGATCAAATTTTTCTTGTGAACTTGAGAAACTACTAAATTGCATACCTATACCTGTACATCTTCCATACCAGCAGTTCTTAGACGTACTATATGTCCAAGTTGCCACTGTTTAGTATCTAAACCTTTCATTATGCCAAGATACTTATTACGTAGCAATGCTACTTCATTGATAAGTGTTTCAAAGTCTATAACTTCATCTTCGCCATCAACGTACTTTTCAGCATCTCTACTGGTCAATGCACGGGCATAACCTTCCAAAAACTTTTGAAAATGTTTGCGTCTTATTTGTCTGAGTTTTATATTTAGAAAATTTAGTACTGCTTCAATCTCTTGTAACTGATTAAAACGTTGCTCGGTAATACCTGGTAACAATTTAATGTTCTTTTCAACAAGCCCACCAATCCTACATTCACTCTTGGCAACTTCTAATTCTTGTTCACAATGTGTTATAAACTGAGGAATGTTAGCAAGATTATTTGTTACTTTACTATACCACATATACTAGTACTCGTCGTATTTGAATTCGCCATCATCATCATACTGATTCAACAGTTCATCTTCTTCCTCTTCTTCAAAATCATCTTCTTCTGCTTCTCCAAGATAATTTCCAACTGCAAGTTTTATAGCACCATCAAATTTGAATGCTTCTCTCAATTCTCCTGCAGTATGATGTTGTATTAATGCTTCGACCACATGATCCGCTGCCTCGCGAATATCACCTGTGTCGTGCATAAATTGTCGTGTTTCTTTCCATACTAGTGCGGCTAAGTCTAATGACACTATACGTTCTCCTCGTTAAATGTTTCTGTATCTTCAATAGGAGCGGCAACTTCTATTACCTCTTCCTCTTCTGGAGTACTTAGCACTTCCTCAATTTTATTGAAGTCCAGCATTACTTTATCTAAACAACCATCTTCGTTGCGTTCCCAAGCCTTGCGAAACTGTAGTATCTCTTGCTTGTCGCTTGTTAAGAAACGTAATCTGTTTCCTTGCTTTGTTAACAAACCAGTACCTTCTGCTAAATCAACAAGTCCACTGTAAGGATTCATTCCTGTTTCATATGGAATCTTAACCTGCACCGATTCAAATGGCTTAGCATATCTAGTTTTCATAACTTTACATGCGGCACGTATACCTTTAACTTGTGATATCTTGTTACCATCTTCGTCTTCTTTAAGTTTAAGTTTTCTCATTGCAACAACAATTGAACTTGCATAGATAAATCCTTGTCCACCTGATATTTTATCATCTGGATCAAACATATCCTGTGATGCATATGTGTGATTAGTACACACCATACCTACATTGTAACTACCAAACATGTTTACTGTGTTTCTTACTAGTGCAGTCAGTGCTTTAGGCTTTCTACCCAAGTCACCTTTCATGTCACCAGCTTCAAATTGATTAACATCAGTAGGTGTTAGCATCATGCCTAAACTATCTATAACAAACAGTACCTTTGGACGTTCGCCGTCTGGTAATGCTTTGTAGTCTTTCATAAATGTGCTAACTGTTTTTGCTACATCATCGATCATACTCATTGCTAGTTTAAGCAGTTTGCTTTCACTGGTATCAACACCAAGTGCTTTCAACCATGCTTCGTCAAGTGCATTTTCAGTATCAACCAATACAACAAATATGCCTTGTTCCTGTGCATGTTTTACAATGTTACCTGCGGCAAAATAACTTTTACCTGCTCCTGATTCACCAGCAAACACTGTAACTTTACCTAGTGGACAACCTTTATGAAAGTCTCCACTGATCAAGTAGTTTAGTGCATAGTTGCCTGTTGAGATCCAGTCTGTTGGATCGTTAAAGCCAATTGACAATCCGTCAATGCTTTTTGTAATGTCCTTGCGAAATTTGCTTACGTCAAATGGTTTTGCCACTGTATTCTCCTTGTGTAATATGTTATTATACTATATTATGCCTGTGTTGTCAAATTATTTTAGACTTTTTAGGTAATTTTCAATTGCTTGCACTGTCTGCTCCACCAGATATCATGCATAGACTTTATTAACTCTACGTCTGGTTTTCCTAAATTTAATTTCATAAACAACTGTTCTACACTATCCATAAAAGTAGTCTGATCAAAAAAGTTTTTTATATCAATAAAAGCATTATCTAATTCTAAGTCTCTGTCAAAGTCTTTGAAGTAGTTGTAATCAGTATACCATAAAGCACAATGATCGTTTACCACAAATTTATTAAAAATTTCTTCTTTATCTTCTAACTTAAATTCAAATTTAGGGTTAAACTTAAGAATATTTGGTAGACTACTTAGATTACAATGAGTAGGACTCAAGTCCAGTTTGATAATTTTATCTTGTGTTTCTAAAAACTGTTTACTCCACAATGCATTATGGACCCAAGATTGCTCCTGTTTAGTTGTTGTCATAATAGTAACTGTACGTGCTCCTTTACAAAACAAAGGTATATTTGGTTTGTGAAATACAATGTTTGCTAATAATTTTTTGGACTTACAAAGATCCATACGTGCATCAACTTGTGAACAATATTCTTTGTATGATATGTCGTTGCCTCGAGGATATCCTGTGCTATACAAACTAGTATTGTAGGGAACCATTGGTTCGTTCACCATATGCACACTATGATCTATAGGAAAACTTCGTCTAACATACTCTAAAGTCACTGACTTAAATAACTCTTGACATTCTTTTTGTTCTTGGACTGTATTGTTCCAGTGATCAATTAAATTACTTGTTTGTAATACTGTGCTTAAGAACTTACCCGCTGCACCGTGAGTAAATCTAGTAACAATTAAATTACTCATTGTATCTCCAAAAGAATGAGGGCAAGGAGAAAGGAAAAAACCTTGCCCTCCTTTGCCGTTAAGATGAAGACTGTCTGCTACGAATCATAGCAAGTATATCTTCGGCTTTTTGTCCACTACCAGCAGGGGAAGCTGGTGTTTGGACTGGTGCAGTTGGAGTTGCACCCATCTCTTCAGGTGTAGCAACCGGAGCAGGAGCCGTTTCCGCTACCGGAGTTGGTACTACTGGAGTACTAACTTGTACAGGTGTTGCTGTTGCTGATGCAGCCGCCGCCATTATTGGAGCTGGTGCTGATCCTTCAGGCTTTTGCATACCTGCTGGACGAAAGTATGATCCCCAACGATCAACATCATATGCTTGACCATCTACTGATGCTTCAAACATTTCTTTCATCACTTTTAGTTCTTCTTCACCTGGCTTTTTAGGTAGGAAGTCACCTAAATTATATAAACCTTGTGTGTCAATAGCAGTGGCTTCTGCTTCTGTTAATGCAGTTTCTTTCCTTGCCCATTTTGATGTACTGTAATCAGCATAACCACCTTTAGAAGTTTTACTTACTCTAAAGTCTAAACCTCTTGCATAGTCTGTAGGTAGTTCCTCTAATTCAGGATCCATCAATGCACTTTTAATAATTTGGAAAATCTGCGGTCCAATAATAAAACGTCTAATTGCTTTATCTGATTTGTCATCTGATATTGGATTCTCTCTTACAAATCCTTGCATCACATAACTACGTTTCTTCCAGTACTTACGACCCATATCTTCTAGTGATTTGTCTTTAAACCACGGACGTACTTCTGTTAGGATTGGACAAGTCTCTCCCCACATTTCAACACAAGGAACTTGCACTTGGATGCTTTTGCTATCCATCTGTCCTTTGACACCATTGAATGGGAGTTTGATCATTGCACGTTCAATCCAAAAGAACGTGTTAGTTGTATCCATATCGGGAAGGAAACGTAGTACTGCACTATCGCCTTCGTTCATATTCCAATGTGGGTAAATTGCACCATCGCCGCCGGATGATTGATTGCCTTGCTTATTATCTGCCGCTGCAAGGCGAGCTCTTATTTCTGCTAATGAAGCCATTTGTCTTCTCCTATTGCCTACGAGTAGCAACTACTACTCTATCATTTGCTTTTTGGTGTGCAACTACACACCGGTTACATGTTTTGTCAACAAACACTGCAACTACAGTATCTGCACTTTTATTTAGCATAGACGCACCATAAGGCACAGTTTTATGTCGCATAAAATTAAACATGCTTTATAATAGCATATTA